GCTGGACTTTGGAAGATGCATTGTCTGAAACAGTGATACGTGGCTGGAAGTCTTTTAAGGCTATATGGGTGGCAAAAAAGTCAAGCAGCCAGGCACAGACCCTAAGTTTTGCCGAGCGTGACCAGCTCGCAAAGCAAAAGCGTTGGGAGGAAATGACCGGCAGGCAGTGGCCAACAGAATCACAATCTTTTATTGACGTTGACACTAGCGTATTGGAGTTGAAATGAGTATATCAATCAAAGCAATTGACAGGCTTTTTGAACGCCTGGCCGCAACTTATGGTTCGGCGTGGTCGCGCCAGTGGTCTGACGTTCCGCTTGCTGATGTAAAGACAGCATGGGCACACGAGTTAAGTGGTTACGGTGGGCGACTTGAAGTCTTGGCATGGGCTTTGGAAAACCTGCCAGAGCGAGCGCCCAACATCATTGAGTTTAGAAACCTGTGCCGACGTTCACCAGCACCTGAAGCACCAAGGTTGCCAGAGCCAAAAGCAGACCCAGAACGTTTGGCTCGTGAGCTGTCTAAGCTACAAGACTTAAAGCAATCAGTTTCCAAGGCTTCAAAGGTTGACAACAAGGCTTGGGCAAAGAAAATATTGCAACGACACGCTGACGGCGAAAAGACAAACCCAACAAGCATACGGTTTGCTAAAGAAGCTTTGCAATGAACTGCCACCAAGCAAGAAAAATACTTGATTTGGTGCGTGAAGGTAGGGATTACCCTGTATTCATAATCAACCAGGCGTTGTACATTGTTAGTGAGATTACAGAAGAACAGTATGAAAAAACAAAGCAAATACAAACCCAAGCCCGTCTTAATCAATCCACTGGCTTTTGTGATTGAAAGCATCACACCGGTTGCGAAGCACGAAGGCTCGCTGCTGACCCTGAAGTTGAAGAACCACAATGCCTTGGCAATGCTTGTCAAAGGTGAGGCAAGACGAAAAGAGCTGGATGTACTGATAAGCGCTTTAAACACGTGCGAGGCGCTCGTTCTCATGGGGTTTGGTACTGAGTATGCTTTTGTTGCGAAAAACGGCTTAGACGCGCTTCTAGAGGTCTGCAAACGCGGTATGAGGACAGACCACTACATCTTGAAGGCTGTTGAGATGCAAACGCTGGATGAGGCAATGCAATTACACGACGAGCAATTAGAAATCGTTACGGTGGGTGAGTTAGATAGGTCGCAGCGGATTGTCCGCGATGTACTGAGGTCGAAGAAGGTAAAAGTTATAAACGATAAGGAGAAAGTGAAATGAACAAAGAAGCGCTACAACAAGTGCTACTAGCAGCATCCCAAGGTGCTCGCATTCAGCTACGTGTTGAACGAGAGAGTTCACCAAAGATCACTTGGCATGACGTGGTTCTGATCTGGCTACCCAGCGAAGCAAACGACAGGTTTTATCGTGTGCATCCTGATGATGTTGTACAGGAAAAAAGTTCAGGACTTACTCTCAGCGACATCCCTGCGACACGAGCAAACAACACCGACTTCAAGAAAGGTGCTCTATGGGCGCAGGACTTTCTTAAGGCCAGAGGTCATGTCTCGATTGAATCCATACGAGTCATGTTAAATGCTCTGACAAACAGGTACATCGAGCAAGGTGTACCCGAAGCAGAACTGGCAATTTTATTGACCGCCGTATGTGATTCAGAGATTGCCATTACAGGAGCCAAGCCATGACATGCCCTGAATTACTTGGAGTGGCTGGCCTAGGCATCATCGTCCCCGTGCTGTTTCTTACCTTTTTTGGACTTATAGACTGGAGATCAAGATGATTACCAACGAACAACGTGAAGAATTCGCTCGACGTGCTGTTGTCAGAGCAAGAGGCAGTGTTTAAGTTACTACTGGCTTTGTTGATGCTACCAACATCAGTAATGGCTGTGCCGTACAGCAAGCAGGCAAAATGCTTGGCTGACAATCTGCACTACGAGGCACGCGGGGAGAGTTTGGCGGGTATTAGGGCGGTAGCTAACGTTGTCTTAAACAGGGTCGCAAGTAAGCGCTGGCCAAACTCAATCTGCAATGTGGTTTATCAAAGCAAACAGTTTAGCTGGGCTAACAATTACAGAGCGCGAAACCCTAGGCTGGTCGCGTACACGCAAAAGGTGCAACGGGTAGTGGCTAAGGCAATTGCAGGCAGGTTGAAGGACAATACAAGAAACTCAACCCACTACCATACCCTAGCTGTCCACCCTCGTTGGGCGGGTAGGCTTGAAATGACAGAAGTAATTGGTTTTCACGTTTTTTATAAATATCACAGGAGAAAGAAATGAGCGCAGAAAAGGAAATTAGACGCACAAACGCATGGTTACAACGGCGAGTAATGGCAAGCAAAATACCAATTGATGTAGAGCCATACATCAATTATGAACATCAAAGACCTCAGCGCTGGCGCAATGTTTTAGTAAAACTATCGGTTGTTGCTGTAATACTGTTTGCAGTCGGGCTTGTCACTTGCGGATTAATTACACTCAACTTATGGCTTGCTATATGAAAAAAGAACCAATACCAAATGCCTTCACAATGTTTATTGGAAAAAGTATTATTAGCGATGACACCAGTTTTAGACGTTCCAGAGCTGGAACGGTCGGTGGCAAGGCAAGGTCAAAGAATTTAAATGGCGATGGAATACAAAATGTCCATCAGCTTAAAGTAGATTCAAAACTTACAGAAAAGCAAAAGCGTTGTCTTTAATTCCCTATGGCACAAAGAAAGAGCAAGCCGAGCGACGAGTTAAGCAAAGTATTGAGTCTAAAAGGTCGCAACAGGCCGCTGACGAGGGTTTGGCTCGTGAGTTAGTGTACAGCTACAAGTGGCAGGCTGAAAAAGCGCCACAGTGGTTTAGGGGTGTGATGGATAAATTGGCTAAAAAATATGGTCAAAAGTACGCGGATGATATAAGGGCGCTAATGACATTGGAGAAGAACAGAAAATGAAAATAACGCTACACAATGCACAACAGGCGCACCAAGTGGTAACGGACATTTATCAAAAGATGAAGCCCCACTTTATGGGGGGTAAGAAATTTACTTTGGAAGTCACAAGCGAGACTCGTAGCCAGCCACAAAATGAGATGTACCACGCAATTATTGGCCAGATTGCAAAGCAGGCAAACCATGCGGGCGCTAAGTGGGATGGCGAAAGCTGGAAACGGTTTTTGATTGACCAGTGGGCAAGCGAGACTGGCAGGTCAGCAGGTAAGGTGGCGCCCAGCTTAGATGGTCAAAGGGTAGTTCAACTAGGTCTACAGTCGCGCAAATTCAATAAGGCAGAGGCAAGCGAGTTCACAGAGTGGCTCATTTGCTGGGCAACAGACAAAGGTTTCGAGGTGGGTGAATGAAAGCAAAGAAGTGCAAGGTATGCAAAGATACGTTTCAAACAGCCAGACCGCTACAGACATGTTGCAGCCCATCGTGTGCTATGCAACTGGTCAAGGCGGTTAAAGTCAAGAAAGACAAGCAAGTAACAAAATTAAAGTTAGATGCACTGCAAACCAAGCCGCAGTTAGTCAAAAAGGCGCAGGCTGCGTTTAATTCGTACATCCGAGCCAGAGATACAGGCAAGCCATGTATATCGTGTGACAAGCCTCTAGGAGACACGCCGAACACATTTGACGCGGGACACTACAGGTCGGTTGGTTCAGCGCCACATATGCGGTTTGTTGAGGACAACGTACACGGTCAATGCAAGCATTGCAATAACTGGCTTGGCGGGAACGTTGTTGAGTATCGCAAGCGACTTCTAGAGCGGATTGGTGAACGCCAGCTAGACTTACTCGAATCTGACAGCACGCTGAGGAAGTACACCAAAGAAGGCCTGGTTGAGATTGCCAGGCACTACAACGCAGAAGCTAGGCGATTGCTCAAAGAGAGGTTACAATGAACGCTCTTTCTCCTAGTCGTTTGTAGCGACTTTAGACCGCTACCGTAGCGGTCTTTTTTTAGGTAAACACAATGGCAACCATCAAACGAGGCAAAGAAACGTTTAAAGGGTACAACGAGCCAAAGCGCACGCCAAGCCATCCAGAAAAAAGCCATGCGGTTCTTGCAAAGTCTGGCGGCGATGTGAAGCTAATCCGCTTTGGTCAGCAAGGTGTAAGCGGGTCACCCAAGCGGGAAGGTGAGTCAAAAGCGGACGAGGCAAGGCGTGCGTCGTTTAAGGCTAGGCACGCTGACAATATTGCGAAGGGCAAAATGAGCGCAGCATATTGGGCGGACAAAGTTAAATGGTGATAAGATAGCTTCGCTTGGGCGTAACCTTGTGGGTTAAGTCCGTAAGTGCAAATTTTTACCTTGTGGGTCAAAATGGCAAAACAGCAAATCGAACAAGTCTCTATTGAGGCGCTGATTCCCTACGCACGGAACAGTCGCACGCACTCAGACGCGCAAGTCGCGCAGATAGCCGCAAGCATACGCGAGTTCGGCTTTACAAACCCTGTACTGATAGACGCAGACGGCGGCATTATTGCTGGTCACGGTCGCACTATGGCTGCACGCAAGCTAGGGTTGGATGAAGTGCCATGCATACGGCTGACAAACCTTACTGACGCGCAAAAGAAAGCCTACATCATTGCCGACAACAAACTGGCGCTAAATGCTGGGTGGGATGATGAAATGCTTAAAGTTGAGTTGACTGAATTAAAGGACTTGGACTTTGACTTAGGTTTAACCGGCTTTGACATGGATGAGCTTGGTAGGTTAATGTCTGACGTAAATTTTGAGCCTGCAACAGAAGATGAGCAAGGCAAACTAGATGAGTTAGACCCAAAATGGATTTGTTGCCCTAAGTGCGGGAGTGAGTTTGATGCAAGACAAGCCTGAACTAAAAATTGACTGGGCAAGCTATGATGCAGCAAAGTATGCATGCGAGAATTGGCATTACAGCAAATGCTTGCCAGTTGGTAAACTGGTAAAGGTTGGGGCGTGGGAAGATGGCAAGTTTATTGGCGCCGTTTTGTTTGGTCGAGGTGCTACGCCAAACCTTGGCAGACCTTACGGATTAAACCAAGATGAGTGCGTTGAGCTAGTTCGTATTGCATTGACAAAACACAAAATAACAGTTTCAAAAATTGCCGCGTTTGCGATTAGGTGGTTAAAAAAAACAAACCCTAATCTACGTTTAATTGTTTCTTTCGCTGACCAATCACAAGGACATCATGGTGGCATTTATCAAGCTGGTAATTGGGTTTATAACGGCACAGGTTCTCCGGCGACGTTTTACATGATTCGTGGAAAGCTAACGCATCCTCGGTCAATCGGTGCAAAGGGATTGGTTCAGAACATTTCTGGCGCTCGCAAAATTGACCCAAACGCTAAAGCCGTAGAAGTTCTTGGAAAACACAGATATTTAATGCCATTAGATGAAAATATGCGTGATAAAATTGCATCATTAGCAAAACCATACCCTAAGCGCGTCAAAAAGCAGGATTCCGAGTACCCCTCGGAACTGGGCGGGGCAGTACCGACCGACACGCTCCATTTATCAGATGTTGCCAATGGCTAAGATAGGCAATCAAGGCGATGGTGGAGGCCGCCCAATAGTAGTATTCGATGCCGCACAGGTAGCGCAGGTCGAGGCGCTTGCCGCTGTATTGTCCAAAGGTCAAATGGCTGATTACTTCAGCATTAGCGAGACAACCTTGCGCGAAGTAGAGAGCCGGCAGCCCGAGGTTTTTGATGCGTATAAAAGAGGAAAGGCCAAAGCTATTGGTAATGTGGCCAAAAATCTTATTAGCCAAGCACAAAACGGCAACATCTCGGCGGCCATCTTTTACCTAAAGACCCAAGCAGGCTGGAAAGAGGACAAAGAGCAAACAGACACGCGCCCAACGGTTAACATAAACTATATAACACCAAGTGGCGACAATAAACCCAACTAGACCACAGCACGAATACATTACAGCGACAAAGCGATTTCCCGCGTTTGTAGCTGGGTTTGGTGCAGGTAAGACTGAAGCGGCTGTTTTGCGGTCAATATTGGGTTTGTTGCGTAATCCTGGATGCAATAGGGGTTTCTACGAGCCGACCTATGACTTAATCCGCATGATTGCTTTCCCAAGGTTTGAGGCAACGCTGAACGAACTTGGCATTGCTTACACGTTGATAAAGTCGCCAAGCAACTACATAGACATTCACGGGTACGGGGTGATTTACTTTCGCTCTATGGACAACCCAAGCCGGATTGTGGGCTATGAACACGCAGACGCTGATGTTGACGAGCTGGACACGCTAAAGAAAGACGACGCGGCTTATGTGTGGCGGCAAATCCTAGCCCGTAACCGGCAAAAGAAACAAAGCGGTGAGACGAATACAGTAGGGGTTACGACTACGCCAGAGGGGTTTAGGTTTGTATATGAGACATGGAAGAAGACGCCAAAGCCTGATTACCAAATAATTCAAGCGCCAACCGAGTCAAACCCACACCTGCCGCCCGATTACATTAGCGGTCTGAGAGAAATCTATCCTGAGCACTTGTTAGCCGCGTACTTAGACGGCAGCTTTGTTAACTTAAACAGTGGCACAGTCTACGCCAGCTATAACCGCACGGCACATAATACAAACGAGGCTATACGCAAAGACGAAAAGGGAGCGGAACCATTGTTTATCGGTTGTGACTTTAACGTAACTAAGCAAGCGGCTACCGTGTATGTACGCAGAGACGGTGGCAGCCAATGGCACGCTGTAGATGAGTTGGTCAACATGTACGATACGCCAGAGATGATACGAATCATTAAAGAGCGTTACGACGGCCACAAGATTTACATATACCCAGACGCAAGCGGAAAGGCTCGCAAGACGGTTAACGCCTCGTTGTCTGATATATCCTTGTTAGAGTCTGCCGGATTCACTGTTAGGGTAAATAGCAAAAACCCAAGCGTTAGGGATAGAATCATGGCTACGAACGCGGCATTAGAAGGTGGCCGGATATTTATTAGCACCAAGGCTTGCCCTACTGTTGCACAAAGTTTAGAGCAGCAGGTTTACAAAAATGGCGAGCCTGACAAGACAAGCGGCAACGACCACCAAAATGATGCAACGACTTACCCGATAGCATTTGAAATGCCCATCATTCGGCCCGTGGCCAACGTCAGCTTTGGCTTTGCTATGTAAAGTGCGTAAAATACGCATAAAGGACACAATATGACAGTAAGCACGCAACACCCTGAGTATGCTAAATACGCACCTGTTTGGACGCGCACACGTGACGCTGTAAAAGGTTCGCGGGCTGTTAAAGAGAAAAAGCACGCCTACTTGCCGGTTCCTGATAACGAATCGGGCGAGGAATCAAAGGGCACGGAGACAATCCGCTACCGTCAATATATCAAACGGGCGGTATATACCAACTTTACGGGTCGGACAAAAAACGCGCTAGTTGGTGCGGCTTTCCGTAAGCAGCCTGATTTTGTAGTGCCGGATTTAATGGGCTACTTGCTGAACGACGCTACAGGCGACGGCTTGTCATTGGTGCAGTTAGCTAAAGACGAGCTGTCTAACCTGTTAGAAACAGGCCGCACGGCTTTCTTAGTGGACTACCCAAGTGCCGATGAAGGTTTAAGCGCGGAACAAGTAGCAATGCTAAACCTACAGGCCAGCATCATTCCCTATGGCGCAGAGCAGGTGATTAACTGGCGCACTGAGAGCATGAACGGTCGTCGCCTGCTAGTGCAAGTGGTGTTGGCTGAGAACTACAGCGCACAGCGTGACGAGTTTGACCACACAACAAAACCGCAATACCGCGTGCTACGTTTACGTGAGGACGGATACACCACGCAGCTATACCGCGAAGATGAGGCTTACAGCGAGGAAACGTACCCAACAAAGGCTGACGGCTCACGCTGGCGGGAAATTCCATTTCAATTTGTAGGCGCTAAGAACAACGACGCAACGATTGACGAAGCGCCCTTAGCTGACATTGCCGACGTTAACCTGGCGCACTACCGCAACAGCGCCGATTACGAGGAGTCGTGCTTCATTGTTGGCCAGCCAAGCCTATTCATCACGCATAGCCTAAGCATGGAGCAGTGGCAGCAGTACAACCCGCAAGGAATTAAACTAGGCTCACGCTCCGGTCATGTGCTGGGCGATACAGGTTCAGCCACGTTGCTACAAGCAAACCCTAATCAATTGGTGATGGAGGCCATGAAGTCTAAAGAGCTTGCGATGGTTGCTATTGGTGCGC